AACCAAATCGCCAGCCTCGTACTCAGCCCTACTCTCCCCGATCTAGTTAGCGGAGCGACACACTACCATGCTGACTACGTGAACCCATATTGGGCTGCGACCCAGATTAAAATAGCGCAGATTGGACGACACATTTTTTACCGATAACTATAATGATGAAATAGATAATGAAAAACATCACACGAGAAGAGATCGAGATGCTGATCTTATCAGAGATATTGCCAACTGCATCACCTGACCAAGTGTCGGACATTGCTGAAAAAATATTAGACATCATTGAGATTTGCGAGGAAACCTATGTCAGTTAGTGGACGCGGAGCGAAAGCAAAGGGCGACAAGTACGAGAGAGAGTTAGCCGCCTACCTAAATAAGCATGTCTTCGGACGTGACCAAGCCCATCGCGCACCACTTAGCGGTGGTGGATTCATCATGTCACATGGCGGTGCTGACTTAACGGGAACGCCTGACCTCTTCGTTGAGGCCAAGCGAACTGAACGACTCAACATCCGTGATGCTCTCGCTCAAGCTGAACGCAACATCGCTACGACAGGCGACCCCTCAATGCCCTGCGTGATCACGAGAAGGAATCAAGAATCTCTTGAAGATTCTCTTTGCACAATGCGACTCAAGCACCTCCACTTTCTATACGCTCACTATCTAATTGCACAGGGACACTCGCATGTCATTAACGAAATGCCCAGTCTGCCCTAATTTCCCTTCGTGCAAGAAACATGGCTGCAAGTCTCGACAGAAGAATGGCGTAAAGAAACCATCATCAAAAACCAATGGCCTACGCAACGCTATGAAAAAATGAGCCAAAAAAAAAGCGCCCGAATGGACGCTTGGATTTAAATCTTAATGTATATCTGAGGATCATCCTCTGTAACTCGGTCAACAATAATTCCTTCTTCATCTAAAAATTGTTTAATTTCATTGCCCATTCGGGATAGATACTCTTGCTCCTCAATGCACTCTGTCGATTGAGAAACATGCTTACACATATCCTCTAGCTCGACCACCAAGCGCACCACTCTATTACTATCCATGAATTTACCTTTTATTGTTTTCCTTTTATTGTTTTCCTCTCTCCTGAGCATTAACAGTAACATAGATAACCTCTAGTGTCATACACTAATTAACTTTAATGAGATAATTAATTATAATCTTACACTAACTACTACAAGTATTGCTTTAATCAATCCACTAGGACATAATAAGGACACTTATAACACACACAAGAACTGAATATGGAAACTTTATTAACTGCATCTGAAGTTGCAACGCACCTGTCAATTTCTCCACAAACATTAGCAAACTGGAGAACCAAAGGTCGGTACGCAACCGAACTTCCACACTTAAAAATGGGTCGATCAATTCGCTATCGTGAATCTGCGGTTGAATCATTTAAACTATACTGCGAGACAGCACACTAATTAATTTCATCTTGTCTTCCCCTGACAATGTTGCGGCTAGAGATTCAATATCAACAGCCGCTTTTTTATTTTCACTACCAAGCATCAGACCTCCTACCCGATTCAATTCACCTCTCGCATCAACTGCTTGAAGATGTGCGTATACCTTTTGCGTTACCCTCACATCTTTGTGAGCTAACACTTTAGATATTTTATAAATGTCTACGCCGTTGATCGCTAACCAACTTGCCATCGTCCTTCGCATGTCGTGAAGTCTTAGCACACTAATGTCTGACCTCGCTCGAACCCGATCCCAAAACTGTTCACCCGTAATGTAACCTTTTTTGCTCCATCCACTAGGAAAAACAAACACCTCTCCGTCCACCCTCTCGACCTTTCTACGCTCAAGAATCTCAATCAACGCATCATGCAATGGCACAACGTAACCACTAGCACTACCCTTCATATGCTCTTTAGGTATGTTCCAAGTCATGGCAGTCAGGTCTAAATGAGACCACTGCATTGACCTCACCGCTTCCTTTCTTTGAGCAGTCAGCATCAGACATAAAATTAGGTCTTGATAGATTTGTTTCTCCTCCTTAACCGCCGCCATAAACACAGGCATTTCTTCGACCGAAAGGAATCTTTCTCGTATCTTATCAGCAGGGACATGGTAAGAAACTAAGGGATTTTTGATCTCTATTTCAAGCCTATCTCTGGCTATCTTGTAGAGGGATTTAAAATGCTTGGCCATCTTATTGTGAACAGATTTGCTACGCTCTTTGAGCGTCATAAACATGGCGATTAGTTCTTGCTTTCCCACGTCTTCGACACGCCTGTTACGAATCTCAATGGGTATGTGTTGAAGCCACATGTCATTCTTTATTCGAGCGTATCTTTCGGTAGCATTACCTACCCTGACCTCGTGATCAATGTCATGTTTCCATTTGTCGTGAAAGTCCTGAAAAGACCAGACCTTTTTATTTTTTTCTATTCGCGGATCATCTACTACAAACTCAGATTTTAGTTCGCGTAATAGGGTACGAGCTTGGTCAGGAGTTAGGTCATGTGCCTGCCCAATCACGCGCTCAATGTGTGCGCCGCCACCCCTGTAATCTGAACGCCAGAACTTAACGTAGTAGGATTTAGTACCCAAGTTAGTGACTGATAAAACGAGGCCATCTGCGACAGTATCGTAGAACCTTTCACGCTTCTTATCGGTTGTGATTTCTGATATAAATTGCTTGGTAAAGCGGAAGTATTTTTTCATTTTGACACCTAGCTTTCCACGAATTCTCCACGCTTTTTGCGGTATGAGAATGTATGGAGATTACTTTGAGGTATCAGAGTCGCACAAGTGTCGTGCGATAACAACAGGAAGTTATGTAAAAGTAACTTAAAGTAGCAACTTCTACATAACTTTTTAGGTATTGGTATCCCGTAGGGGAATACCCTGCTGCTATGAAACCCCCTACCTGTAAGGCTTTCATTATTGTATGACTCTGATTCCACGTCATTTCCACGTCCCTTTGCTTTGAACGCAGCGCATGATAACTAATAACTCTTTCTACTTCAACAACTAATGAACCCTAAAGAACATTAACAGCATGTTCTAATCCATCACGACTCACCTTCGCATATCGCTCAGTAGTGGTGACACTTGAATGCCCAAGCAAGTCCCTAACCACACTAAGACCCACTCCTTTATTCACAAGTATCGACGCAAACGAATGTCGTGCATCGTGAACTCTCCACTGCGATTCGCCAAGCCTACCGCAAGAATCTTGCAGCTTAGACCGCAACCAACTTGTGTCCTCTGGCATACCAGTTAGACAGCCATCAACCACTAAATCTCTGGCCCTCTCATTGAGTGGAATTGTGCGCTCGGAACGCCTACCATTCGCTCCCTTAAAGTTGTGAACTTTGACCTCTTTAAGACACACATTAGTTGGTAAAATTCGTCTGGCTTCTGAGTACCTAACGCCCGTTAAAAACAAAAACTCCATGACCTTACTGGCTCTCTCGTCGTGACATTTAATGTCATCAATTAACCTATTTCTTAGCGGCTCATTAATGAACTCCATGACCTTGCCATCACGATAATTTTTCTCGAAAGATATGGCCTTACATAGCCCTCTCTTAGCAGAGTAATTCCATACCGCACACAACATACCCATGTACTTTTTCTTAGTGCCTTCGCTGCGATTCCATAGCCCCTCGTCAAGCACATCCATCGGTGTCATAAGACTAAACTCACCAACACTTATATGGCCGAACAACTCACAAATCTTATGCAATAAGCTCATTGTTTTTGAACTCACATCACGCCTAGATTTTTCTTGCCCACCCTTATAGACCTCAACCAGATCGCTAAACAAAACTCGTCTTGAGGATGGGATCACTCCCTCCTTAACCAAGCTCTCGTTCATCTTAGCCATCGTCGCTAGCGCATCATTCCAATCCTCGCACTTAGTTGACCTCCTCACCCTAACGCCTCTGCTATTGCCAACCACATACCAAATCTTACCCGACTTCTTTAGTCTTAACATTTTATCTCCTCCATTAAAAAGGGATGCTCTCGCACCCCATAATTCATTAGCTAATACTCCTAGCTTTTTGGTAGATCGCTGCATATTTATCCACCTTCTTGTCGTCTCTATTGACCCACCAATCTTTCGGAATACCCCCCGACATTTTGATGTATTCAACGTCACTCACTTCTTCAAGCAAACGCCTCGCCTTCTCTCTTACGTCTCCGCGAAACCTTAGTCCAAGTTTCGCACTCACATTTTTAACATACATCTTCGCACTGTTTTCTCGCACTCCTACCACTCTGGCTATATCTGAATTGTCGCAAAGGCCAATGACCATTTGGAGTGATACATGCTGCTTAGGTGTCATCTTACTTAGCTGAATTCTAAACTCAGCTAACTCAAGAGTTGCAGCCTCTTTATTATTTTCAGCAGCTATCTCGGCTGTTGCTACAGGTGAACTAAACAGCTCCATCATACTGCTCATGTCGCTAGTCATCCTCGCTTCCATAAATTTAATTTTCATTTCAAGCGCACCAACGCGTGTCTCTAAAGTTTTGTTATCCATGCTTACCTCCATATTAGTTGGGGCCATTACTCTCTGGCGTAAACTTATGATCATCGGATTTTTTCCAGCCCTGTCCATCATCTATATAAGTAGGGCCAGCAATAGCCATAGGGTCTGTGAAAAGAATCCATAGACTCCAGTTACCCTCGCGCATCCAAGCTTTGAACTTGAACCTGCTCGTAGAAAGAAAGTGTGTTCGGTCTACATATCCCTTGTTACATGACTTGACTGCCATGAATTGAAACGTGCCACCTGTCATTGTTTGCATATTACTTACCCTTATTTAATTACTAAGACTATAGTAGCATTACTTTAAAGTATGTCATTGATTAAAGCAACACTAATCGTTAACTTAAAGTTCTTGTAACTTCTCGCCCACATCAATTACAAGCGCACCAAACCCACGCCAATCGTATTTCTTTGTTGCGTTTATTTTTGTCGACAACTCAATTCCATGCAAGAACTCTGGTGGTGAGAAGACGTCTGCTTCAACGATGGCATACTTCTCCCCATTGTGAAGAGACTTATCATAAACTCCGTAAGGCTGGTAGTTCTTGGCCATCACTACATACACTTGATCATCAAACCTACCGACATCCTCTTCCTTGCACCACGCACCAACCAACTGCTTGAATCCCTTCTCCTTAAAATCTACAGTGGACACTTCATAGAACCCAAGAGGCTCACCACTCTTCTTGCGAGACTTAGACTTAGACTTAGGCACACTCAGATAGGTTGGCTTGCTATGTAAATACTTATCAGATATTAATGTGGCAATCTCAAACTGCGATTCAGCAGTCATCAAGCTCATCATCTTATCTATCTTGCTAAATAATATACTCATACTGTTACTCCTGATTTAATTTTAATTGTCTTAGGCATCTTCGAACTAACCTCTCGACACACTCTCACAACACTTGCCCTGTCACCACGCTTAACCTTCTGCCTCCTCACTTCTCTGGCTACCTCTGCCCAGAACCCAACGTACCAGCCACGAGTTGGATACCAAGTAATCCAACGAACATCTATCCTCGCTACCTTCGCCACGTTACCCACCTCCAAAGATGTTACGAGACAGCATATTAATACTCACCTTGGGTAGCTCTGTGATGTCATGGATTACTACATTATCCTCATAGAATTGCGTGACTGAATTATCAGCAATACCAATAGCACTGACCACGCCGCCTTCCTTGATAACCCGATCAACAGCAGCCTTGGTAGCAGCGTTAAGCTTACGATAGCGATCAGTATAGGACTGATTAGCCGTAGTCTCTGATGCCCAATCAGTACATGGTGAGCCATCGCTAAGTACGATCAACACTTTCTTCTTCTCGTGTCGAAGCCTAAGTGCTGCCCACTCTCTAAGAATGCTGATTGAGTCAGCGTTGTGTGATCCAATTGTCTCCTGACCAATCGCACCAATCGCAGCCTTGCACCTGTTCAATGACTCATCAAAGCCCTTATAGACTTGATGGAATACAGGTGCGAAATCAGTGTACGTTTCGAGAAACTTTTCTCGCTCGGCATCATCAGACCAAAATGTCGCATTCATATCAGACCTTGCACAAGCAGGTTGATCAAAACCTACAACCCTAAAGGGTATCTGGACTTTACTCAGCACCTCAGCTAAACAGATGGTTGCTTTACGAGCGGTGTTGATTCGTGAACCCATTGATCCACTATGGTCAATCAACAACGTGACAACAGTATCCAACGTGTCGTCTTCTTGCCGCAGCGAGAACACATTCTTCTCACCTTGGTAAGCAGCAACGCAACGCTTCGCATCAAACCTTCCCTTCTTCTGGCCACCTTCCCAACGACTGTCCTGCTTGGCCAGTAACTTGTTTTCCAATATCCTTTTGATCTTGCCAATGTCTGTCCTCATGTCCTTCAGATTCCTGTTGTACCTTCTCAGGTCGCCATCCTTCATTACTCGAAGTCTTGTTGCTAACGAAGAACCATAGTAGCTCCAACCCTTTTGAGCGTTAGTCAGTGTGGACGTAGGAGTTTTAACGTCGAAGGTGACATCCCATTCATCAGTGTATCGCCGCCATGTAGGTAGGTCGGTATCAGACTCGCCAAGTATATTGCTTAGTGCCTTGCTTGGGTCTCGTGACAACTCAAGCTTGCCCTCGCCCTTGCCTTCGCTCTGTCCTGACGAACCTTCCGATCCCTCGCCATCCTCAGTACCTTCTTCACTCTCCCTACCTTGACTCTCACCTTCGCTGCCAGTATCTTCGCCTTCGCCCTGTTCTTCATCACCTTCTCCTTCTTCTGGTTTACTCTCGCCTTCACTCTCTTCCTCGTCACCCTCACCCTCACCCTTGCCAACGCTTGGCCCGTCACCCTCGTCACCCTCGTCGTCACCCTCGTCCTCTTGCTCTTCTTCTTCTTCTTCTTCTTCAGCCTGAGCTTTTATAAGCCGACGAGTAATCTCATGCACCGCTCTGGTGCTGTCTGCCTCAAGCAACTCGTCAACCCAAGGCTGTGCGGCCTCAACAATCTCAGGTGGTAGGGCATCCAGATACCTCTGGCATCCTTCTGCACCGATACCTAAACGCTTGTGATGCTCATTGAATATCGCAGCAGGTAGGCCACTATCTCCAATGTCCTTAGCAGTCATACCCTTGAGACTTTCAATAGACTCAGCACCAATAACATCGTTGAGTGTCGCTAAGTTAGACGCAGCACCTTGGTATTCTTGGGCAGCTAGTCGCTCGATACGAGCATCCTCAAGGAAGTTAAGGCAACTCCTCTCCTTCTCGTCTACACATTCCTTGATGCAAGCCATCTCTGTATGTTTGATGTGTGCAGCCTCATGGTCTAAATAACCACGAGTAACTGCGGTAGCCTCGTCGGAAAACTCCTTGTGTTCGTCAACCATAGGCAAGATAATCTCCTTGCCGTTAGTCATTGCGGTATCACCCTTGAACCGCACCTTGATGTCTCGCTGGTTGCCGAAGACACCTGCTACTTTTGTACTCTCCTGCATTAACGTGCTGCCTTTCATACTCATAACAACTCTCCTTGCTTTTCCTGTGATAACTTGTGTGCCACATACTCTGGCCGATCAATCTTTATTTCCCTTGGTGCATCAAACGACAAGCGCACTATCCCACTGCTGATACCAGTGACAGTGATGATGATGTCGTCACCCACCAAGACTTGCTCGCCTACCTTCCTTGAAAGCCCTAGCATTACGATGCCCCTCCGAAGATACGCTGCTGAATACCCTTGACTGCGATAGCGTCATCCTCGCTAGCAGCATTTGTGATAGTGCTTTCAAACGCTAACGACATTGCCTTAGCTTCTTCGGGTATGAACTGCTTGAAGTCAACATACTTCTGCGCCATTGCGATAAGATTTCTCAGGCTTAACGCCATCTCTACATCATCCTTGAGGAATGCAGAGCGATGTTCCTTCGCATACTTACAGATCGTTTCGGCATCATCCTTGCCTAGCTCTGGCACTACCCTCTTGAGTAAACTTAACTCGTCACGATAGGTCAGGTAATCCACCTTCATCCATGTCGTAAAGCGATTGAGTAACGCACCACTCTGTTTACGGGCATAGTTGTAACGACCACTCTCGTCACCTCGCCCATTGGTATTGGCTGTCGCACAGATCATCGACCAAGGGTGACGCTCAACGATACGACCAGCATCCTCTAATAGATTGAGTGTGCCTTCCTTAGAGTTGAGTACAGTCTGCAAACAATAGGCGACATCACCCTTGATAAAGTCCATCTCGTCCATCAGTAGTATGCAAGGACGCTGCATTGCATTGGGTAGTACACCCTCTGCAAACTCGGTCACTGTCACACCACCTTTCTCTGTTAGTTTTGTCTGGCCAATTAAATCCATTCGAGTTATCTCGCCATCCATACTCATAGTAATGAGCGGAAACTTTAGACGGGCAGCGATCTGCTCGATCAGGCTAGACTTACCTGCACCAGTGTGTCCCCAGATCCATAGGAAGTCTTTGTTGATGACACTTCTAAGTGCCTCGAACAGACGACCATCGAACTTGTAATGCTCGTCAACAACAGGTGCTTCGGGGTGGCTTACTACGTTACCCTTGGCATCCTTCCATTCCCAAACAGGCACATCGAAAGACATAAGATCAGCCAGCACACCTGACAGGCCGAACACAGTGGAAGCCTTGAGCCATGTCACCTCACCTGTTAAGTCGTCTGCTGTGCCAGCAAACTTGGTTGGTGCAACGCTCTTAGGCTTGGCTTTTACCTGTATCTTGAGGTCATCGTTCTCCTTAGTTAGACGCGCACTGTCATTGGCTCTCTGCATTAAGTCATGCACAACTCCAGTGGTCAGCTTGCCGTCAGTCAACGCCTTCAGTAAATTGTCAGCGTTAGCCACTGAACCGATAAACATACTGCTAACATCTAATGCTGCTTCCATTGTTACTTCCTCAGTTGGTTTAGTTGTTGTTCCTTGCCCATACTCTTCGTTAAAGTCTCGTACCATCTCTGGCAAATACGACTCGTTCTCCTTGCACCACTTCTCAGTGGCGTCATCAGTCCATTTCTTAGCTGCATTGGTCTTGGGAATTAATGTAAACGCGCTTTCTATTAAGGACGAACTGGACGTGGCTTTTGCGTAGTACCGCATCCCTTCGGGAGTTAGTACATCGCATGCAAACTCACAAAAAGGTTTTGAATCGAGCAAATCCTTACATCTGGTGCGCTCATCGAGGTCAGTCAATACAAGCCCAGTCATTTTCTCCAACTGTTCAACCACCATCACCATCGAATAGCCACACTCTAAGATACTTTCCGCAAGCATCCAGCCATCCATGTGGTGGAGTGATACATAGTCGGGTGGGTAGTAACCACAACTGTCACTTACAATCTCACCCCTCACAAACTTGTCCTTAACTAACGTAGCTATTACACACAAAGAAACCATCTCCTTGTCACCATACTTCGCTTGCTTAACACCTAATTCTTCAAACATAATTACTATCCTTTATAAAAAAAGGCCGCTCCATTGCGACCTAATGTTCCTGCTTTACTGCCCATCGGTTGGCAAACTCTTCATGCCTCGCTGAGTAGTGTTCCTTGAACTCGTGTTCTTCCAACACGTCCTCGTCTTCTATCTCCTCCTCCAATAAATTAAATCCATCAGGTAGCCCAATCACTGGAGCCTCGTAACCTTCAAGCGCACCACTGTCTGGCTATCTTGTTCATTACGAATGAACTCCTTGATGGCCTCGTAACCACTCTCTACCTCGTAGATGAATCGTTTCTCTCGACCCCATCCTTGATACAAACACGACACTAAGTACATCATTAACTCCTAGTTATATTAAAGTGTCCTCAAACTATCCCATAATAAAGACACTATGACAACACTTATTAAATTTTAGGCACAAAAAAACCAGCATAAGCTGGCTTAGTTAACTACCTGTTAGTTAAAAGTTATTCCTTCTCGTCATCCTCCCCAAAAATCTCAACCAAGGAATCGTTGACACCCTTGATCCACTCATTGGCTTCCTCATGTGACTTAAAGATTAAGTTCTGGAACCCTGTCCCCCAGTGGTGGCAGTACATGAGACCATCCGAACCATCCTTGGCTTCAGTTGCTTCCTTCAAAAACCCTAGCGAATTTAGCTTACTCATCGTCATCCTCCTCATCTATCCACATTGCCTTGCCCTCTAGGACAATGGCGTTACCCACAATAAAATCATTGCACAGTTCGCTTGCTTTATGATTGAACTCCAACTCTTTAGAGAGTCCGTCCTCATCGACCAAGACTTGCATCAATGGTGTGTCTAAAGCTAGCTGCACATAGCCACCTACCATAGCTTGTGCTTCTTCAAGGGTAGGGCGAACCTTTGGTTGGTATGTTTTCATACATCCTCCTCAAATGATTTGATCCATAACTTCAAAACCTCTTTGGCCTCGCTTGGCTCAAGCCAAAACTTATCCTCAAGGTAGGGTGCTGCACCTAGCATGTTGGTCTCACCACTCTGCTGTAGTTCGACTAGGTAATCGAAATAATCCTGCTGGAATTCTGCGATACTCATAATGCCTCCTCTGTCTGGCTATTTGATAATACATCAGACACTACTTGCTGTCGTGTATTTGGTTTGCTTACTACACTCGCTGCTGTCGCAGCTCGTGGCGAATCTTCTCGTTGATCGGGGGATTTAGCATCCTCACATGTCATCGTGAAGACCTTGCTATTAGGGAAATACTTGGAGTCTTCATCGCTCTCGTTGACATACTGGGTCATAAACAATCGCACCACATCGGCAACCTCTCGTATGGAGGCATGTTTGATGACCTCGCGCAGAGTCATGTCGTAGTCGATGACCTTGGACTCGCTGGTGGGAGGGATGATTACTTGCGGTGGTTCGGGTAAGGGTTCACTGTCTGGCTCCTTGCGTGTGTTATCGTTGAGATAAGCAATGAGACCAGCTTTATCTACTGGCACATCTACGGGTATGAAAGGCCCAATGACCTTGGCTTGAGCCATCGTTCCTGAGAACTCTCCTGATAATATGTTGCGGTATAGGTTCATTCCATCATCTCCCCAAGGGTAATTGCATCTACTGGTTCCCACTTTGGCTGATCGTGAGGCATATAATCCTCGTCATACTCGACCATTCTTTCGAGATGCTCACTCCATGCAATCTGGAACTTCCGACCATAACGAAACTGTGTGTAGTCGTAGGTCGTGTAACCTTGATTGGCATACACTCCCTTGCAGTCATACCAATCGACCATAGTTCTGCTGCCCACTTCGGGGTACTGCTCTACAATCCTAGTCAACTTTTCTGCGTACTGCTTTAATGTCATCATGGGTTACTTCTCCAATACTTTAATGAGTGCTGCCTGACGATCTTGCGCCAGACTCTTAGGCTTGGCTGGCTTAGTTGGACTCAACCAATCGTCCACCCTACCGAGATTGCTATCAGCATAGGCCCAAGCAGGATACCTATCGCAAGGTCTCACTGGTCTCGCTGGCCTCCTAGCTACTGGCCTGATAGCGGCACGAGTATTGTATAACTCGTACAACATCGCATAAGGTCTGCGATCCATGATCCTGCTGATACGATAGATGATCCTATTGTCCATCGCGGTGAAGCCATTGGTGTATATGCTCTCGACTTGTATTTCCTTGAGCGTTGACAACGGGCTGACCCACCGATGCTTGGTGGGCTTGGTGTTACTCCTTACAAGCAACTCGGTTACTGTCTTGCGCCAGATGGCGTTAAGTTTAATCATCGTACATACTCCGCGTTAAGTATTATTAGCAGCCACAACGTAATCGTTATGACTGTCGTTAAAGTTACTGCCCTGCTTATAGTTCCCATGTCATTTGTCCCAGTCTTTTGGGTCGTGATCCTCTCGCAAGAACTCTCGCAAGAGAGTCCATGCAACGTACAAGCTTGCTGCTATTATTAGGACTCCAATGATCTGCATTCGAAGACCTCGCACAAGTTGTGTATACGGGCTTTGTCTTGGTAGTCTTGCTCGCGTAGTTTCATCAGTGCTTTGATGTCTCGCTCAAGCCTGTCAAATTCGGGTTGGTTGCGTGAACCGAATAGGGACATGATTTCCCTTCGCTTCATACGGATGTGCTGCTCGTAAATTGATTGTGTCATGTGAATCTCCATTGTCTGGCTGAATGATGCCTCGCCGTAATAGCGAGGCTTGCGGTTTACTCTCCATCCACTAGGCGAGATATGATCTCGCTAGGCAGCAAATCCTCTTGCTCACCTTGCTCACCTAGCAAGCGATAGTCAGGTGACATCGCTCGATCAACTCGCTCGACAGTGGGCTTGCGGAATGCTCGCTCGGTCTTGTATACATACTCTGATAAATCCTTCATATGAATCTCCTGATTCGTTACGCGGTAGTCAGAATGACTTTCCGCTACGCAAAAAAAAACGCACCCGTTAGGATGCGTCTTGGACTTCGGCTGATCGCTTAGAGCGCGTCAACCCTTGCCTGCATAGCGAGAACCTTAGCCAGCATTGCTTCCAACTGGGCTACGCTACCAGTAGCGTGAACCTGAGCTTCGCTAGCGGCCATGAGCGAGTTTATTTGCTCAGGCGTGGCTGGGGCTGCGTCACGAGAAGCAATCTCGGCTGCGAGAGCCGATTTCTTCCAAGGCAGGAAGGCGCGAGAAGCTTGCTGCGCTAGCTGCTTCGCTGACTTGAGCTTCAGCTTTGCTGCGTAAGCCTCAGCTTCGCCCACAACCGCTGCACGAGGCTCTTCTGCTGCTTTAGCAGCCTTCGCAGGTGCAGGTACGCCAAGCAGCGAGTTCATCAGCCCTAGCGACTTGCCCTTGAGCGCGATCCCTTGCGACTCCTTGCGCTCCTTGCGAGCCTGCAAGACTGCTAGTGCGTCTACGGCTGTGAGCACACCATCGTTCATGGCGGTGCGTAACTGGCGAGCTGATGCGAATGCGAAATTATTCATGTGAATCTCCTGATTCGTAATTGCCAAACCCGATTGGTCTGGTTCAGGTAGCTTTTCCCCCTTCCCCCTTTGGGGGAGCAATTCGGTGTTGATTTGGGCAGATTATCGGACGACAGGGCATTTATGAGCCGCTACGCTAGCGAGTATGCACAACACGCACGAGGAGAAACCGAGCAAATCGCCTAATTTGGGCGACGAAACCTCAGCAATTCCGCAGGGTGCAGGGGATTTCAGCCCAAAAGTTGGTCGGAGTTATAGAAAGTCCGCACGAAACAGGGGGGTAGGGTGGGCCTTCGCCGTCCACTTCCTGTGATATTCACCTCCCCTGCCCCAGCACATAAATTTTTATTTTTTGAAAACGCTTTAAGCCACTAAAACTAAAAGAGAACCGCCCCATGCCAGAAGAATTAGAACCTTCATCAAGCCCCTCAAAAGCTCGTACAGAACCCGCATCTGAAGACTCTAGGCCAGCTTATGTCAACGTATCTGATGCCGTACACAAGGCCCAGAAGAGCATGGAGAGGCGTGACCGAAACGAGCCTTTAGTAGAAGCAGCTACCTCTAGCCACACCACACTAAAAAATAACAAAAGAAAGGCAGCATCCAACTCAGAGCGATCTCTACAGAAGCTAGCACCTTTAATTCCAGAAGAAGTCGCCTCAGTTAGACGCAAAGCCTACAACATCATTTCAAAACAAATCCCTGCCATTGGAGAAGTCCTTGACGGAACTCGTGAATGGAACGCACAACAGGTTCGCCTCTTCTCTATCATGCTCAACAAAGTCATGCCCGACCTACACCACTCATTCAATGAAGTATCCATAGAAGACAAGTCCCTCACTGAACTATCCATCAAAGAATTAGAGGCCATCGTAAAGCAAGCCTCCCTAGAGGAATCCAGAGCCAACATAGAGGAAGCCATAACAACAATAGAAGACGCTGAGTACACTGCAATGGAACCCGAATCTCCCCTAGAAAACGATCTACTAGCCACACCAGACGCACCACTATTCATTGACGATTCATTAGACGATCCAGCCGCCTCTCCCGTCCAAATGGAGGACTTATGAACCCTATTCAACCACCATCAATAGCAGAAGCAGCCAAGAGATTGCTAGCCCTTAAAACGGCTTCTACGTCCTTCTATGGTTACGTCAAAATCATGCAGCCAGAGTGGGTTATTCCCCCTTTCCACTACGTTCTAATCACTGCCCTAGACAACCTAGAGAAGCGCACTCTCTACTCAGATTTCAATGGATGGGCCAATAAAATCCTAGCCACTGACCCAAAGAGAATAGCAGCCCGACCACAGGTGTACGCCTATAACCCATCCCTAGCTAAAGGCCATCGCGTATACAACCTAATGATTAACATGCCGCCTCGACACTCCAAGTCAACCTACGCCACAGAACTGTTCCCTGCCTACTATATGGCCAGAAACCCAACCCGATACATCATGTCAGCGTCATACAACACCGAACTAGCTAAAGGCTTCGGCAGGAACGTGCGATCAAACCTAAACAATCCTGCCACCGCACAAGCATTCCCAGACTTTGGATTCTCCCCAGACTCACGAGCAGCAGACACCTTCAAGACCACACTCTCTGGCCAATACTTTGGGGTCGGGCTGGGAGGCACGACTTCTGGAAGACCTGCCACCGCATTAATTCTCGATGATCCAATCAAGTCACGAGTCGAAGCCGAGTCAGCCACTCAACGTAATACCGCTTGGGACTATTACACTGCCGCACTCACGACTCGACTACAGCCAGAACAGGACGGCTCGCCCCCGATCCAAGTGGTTTGCTACACCCGTTGGCATCCAGATGATCTTGGCTCCCGAATCATGCAGACAGAAGATTGGCGAGAAGGCTTGTGGCTTCACCTTAATATGCCAGCCCTAACCACAGTCACCTCAGATGTTCGCGCAAGAGTAGACACCCTTGATCCATCAGACCCACGCTACATCCCCTCAGAAAAGTGTAGTGCCGCAGACAAAACTCGCCGCTACTACTACCCAGTAAACCGAGTCGCCCTATGGCCAGAAAGATTTCCCGTAGAGGAACTTGAACGCCGTGAACGACTCAACCCTCGTGACTTTGCGGCCCTGTACCAACAGACCCCAACTGTCGCTGGAGGTAACATAATAAAATCTGTGTGGTTCCAGTATTACCACCCTATGAACTTAGACAAAACACAAATATCCTCGATCATCATAACGATGGACACAGCTTTCAAGAAGACAGAAACCTCTGACTTCTCCGTAGCCTTAGTCTCAGCCATGACCGAAAATGGCGACATCTACATCCTCGATGTACATCGCCACCGCATGGACTTCCCAGAACTAAAAGCATTCACCATCACCCTCAATAACCAATGGCGAGGCAAAGGACTTCGCGCCATCTATATAGAGGACAAAGCTTCTGGACAATCCCTCATCCAAGAACTGCGTCGAGAGTCAGGCGTATCTGTAGTTCCCTTCAAAGTAAACTTCGACAAGGTGGCTCGTGCCAACTCAGTCACCCCACTTATCCAAGGTGGCCGAGTCTACCTTCCCTCATCAGCAAAGTGGCTTGATGACTTCGTAACCGAATGCTCACAGTTCCCCTCTGCAAAACACGATGACCAAGTTGACGCGCTCGTAATGGCGATAGACATTCACTCACGTTCATCAGTGTCTCCACACGCTGCCACCTTTGGCGCACTCACTGGTTTCGGATCACTCCAATCCCAAGCCAACCTATCTAAGTCAAACAACACATTATCCTCATCCCTCAATTCCTCTGGCTCATGGAGTAGTTGGGGCGAAGATTAATAACTAAGGAAACCACATGAAACTTCACAACGACTTTTCGCATGACCCTATAGATGGGTACAACCCTGACAAATCAGAACCAGACTACGGCGCACTCTATGACATTCTCCATGAAGCAGGTCTTCGTGCCTCAGAATCAAAAGGTAAGGAGCGTCATTCCAATGGAAAGGCATTCACCTCTCAACCACTCTTCACTATCCAAGCTGCCGTAGGGACAGGATTCCCACTAGGCCAAGCCCTAAAAAAGATACAAGAGTCCCAGCGTTTAGCTCCAAGCCAAGCGCGTAAAGAACTCCTAGACTCTATTGTTTACATCGCTTCTGCGATTATCTATGAGGACATGAATCAAGACTAATCTGCGGCTAGGTCAAGGACGACCCAGTTAGCCCATTACATCACAATAGCTACACAGCCAGACAAGCGCATTGCCCATTGGGTAAGCCCTACACTCGCAAAAATGCTACATCATTCGTGGAAACCCTATGCTCGACTATCGCTCCAGTACACTTCAACCTAACGATGTAATTGTAGACCTCTCGCGTCACATCAATAAACTCCTCGCATACGAAGACATTTCTGACGACCTCAACCCTGAAGAAGAAATAAAACTTGTTGAGTTTGTTCGCCAAACCTCGCAGATGTCTTACGACAAAATCTCTCGCCGCTACAAACATTGGAAAGATGCTGACCGCGCACATGACGTATACGTTCCACCCGATGCAACAAAGTTCCGCGAGAAAGCAGTCATCGCTGACACACGCGCAATATCTGACACTGTACTCACATACCTTATGTCTGCCCTTGGTGGACGTAACCCCATGTTCCAACTCGAAGGACTAGACCGCAAATCACGCGAGTCTTCCGCAATACTAGAGCGACTACTACACCAACACATGCGCCGTACCGCAGGTGAAGCTCGTATTGCCCAACTCCTACTCGACTCAGTTCGCTATGGTTTTGCCCCTACAAAGATTGTGTGGAATCCACAAACCAACACTAACAACATCGTCAACTTTGACCCACGCCGTTGCTTCACTGACCCTCGCGTTCAGTGGGGAGATTGGGACAAGATGCAGTTCGTAACCTTCACCGACTACTCATCTACTTCTGCCCTCCTCGCCTCTGGCCTTTACCCCAAGCTCAAGAAGTATCCAGCCCTGCGCCGCTCATCAGGAACTAGCTCTGGTTGGGATAGTCACACCACATTAAAAGAAGACTCCAAGGGAATGAATGTCTCACCCCAAGAGACACTAACACGAGGCTCTTACTTCACCTTAGATTCTGCCAGAGTGACAGATGAAACATGGGTTCGCTTAAACGGCTTTGAGATTGGCGTACCTTCCATTGATCAAATCTGGATGGTGATGACTATCCTCGATGAGAAGGTAGTTATTCGCGCACAGCTCAACCCATACGGACGGCAGTTCCCAGCAGTCTTTGGCTCGCTATTCTTCGACAAGCACAAAAC